GAACCTGGGTGGTCGAGATCCAGGGGACGGTGTTGGCCTGCCAGAGTGGTTCGGCGGGGTGGGCGTCGAGGCCGATGAGGCTGCGGGCGGCCCCGAAGTCGGGGACGACGCGCACGGACTGGATGTCGTTCGCCTCGTCGAGAACGACGGACACCCACTCGCGGTTCCAGTCGTCGTCTTCGCGCGCGCCGGCCTCGAGGCGCGGGGGTTCGTAAATCGTCTTCCCGAACCGCCGTCCGTTCGCGCGGTCCTCTGCCCGGAAGATGGCGCGGGCGAGTGCTGGGGCGAGGACGTGGGCGTCGGCGTGCTGGAAGTACCACTCGCGCTCGGGCTCCTGGTGGAGAGCGTCGTCGAGGGCGTCCCGCTCGTGGGCGGCGTTGTCACCGTAGCCGTCGTAGCGGGCGAGCTGAATGAACGCCTCCCAGGTGGTGACGGGGGCGTCGATCTCGCGGAGGTACGCGCCGACGGCGTCGCGAATACGGTCGGTCGAGAGGTCGACGGTGAAGTCGGGTTCCTCGTCGATGATGATGTTGTTGTGCATCCGGAGGCCGGGGGCGAACGCGAAGTTATGGGTCGCGATTACGAGCGGCCAGTACTCGCGGCCGTCGTCGGGGCCCTCGCGGAACTCGTCCCACTGCTTGAGAGCGTGGCACTCGTCGTCCTCGGTGCAGGGCAGTTGGACGCCCTGGTCGTTGTGCTCCTCGAGGTAGCGGTGGGCGGCGCTGAACGGCATCCCCTTCCCGGTGGCGTTGCACTGGCGGTCAAGCCACTCGCTGGCAGACTCGCCGTCGATGGTGATGTCGTCATCGTGGTCGCCGCCGGCGACGGGGCAGGCTTCGTGGCGGCCGAGGAGGACGTGGTACTGACCGCCGTGTTGCTCGGCGGTCGCGATGGCTTCGTCGCGGGCGTCGGTCGTCTCGAGGAGGTGGACGACGGGCCGGTCGCCGGTGAGGTCCTCGCGAGCGCCCCAGCGGTTCGCGGCGACGGTGTGGGTTTTCCCGAGCGATGTCGGGGCGTCGACGACGCGGTCGTCTTCGTTGCGCATGACCTCGTGGATGGTGTCCTCGAGGCGGTCGCGAGCGTCGTCGGTGGTCGGCCAGTCGAGCCCGCGCTTCTTCGCGGCACGCCGGCGCTCCTGGTGGGAGAGATGTTCGAGTTGCCCGACCGGGAGCGAACTCACCGGCTGACTCTCGACATCGTCCTCGCTCCCGAGGGCGTCGGCGAGTAGCGGCGGGAGGTCCTCGTCATTGCGAGGAGCGCTCGATTCGTACTCGGGGATACGAGCGCCGCGGTCTCGGAGCGCGTCGACGGCGTCCCACCACTCCTCGCCGGTGGGGTAGTCGGTCACCGACCGGATGATGCCCTCCTCGAGGGCGACAACCTGCAGGGCGTCGAGGCCGACGTCGCCCTTCCGGTAGATGAACCCGATGTCGGGGTCCCAGCCGAGGCGCTTGCCACTCTCGGAGTTCGCCCACGTCGGGTCGAACGACAGCGTGCCGTCCGGGCGCTCCTCGGTCAGGTCGCTGCGGAGGCGGATGTCCCGCGGTTCGACGTGCCGGATGGCGTCGAAGATCGCCTGAATGTTGTCCGTCTCGGCCATGCCGTCGAGGTCCTCGCGCTCGAACTCGGGGTCCCACTCCTCGCGACTAATCGTCGCCTGGGTCTTCCCGTGTTCGTCGGCGAGCTCGTCGAGGGCGTCCTCGTTGACGGGCTGGGGTTCGACCGGCGTATCAGCAACGTGCTTGCCGGTCATGATGCAGACGCGGCGCTGGTCGTAGATCTCGACCTCGCTCCCATCGTCGAGGTCGAACTGTATGGTCCGGACGTCGTCGGGGAGCTCGCCGCGGAAGATCTGGTGGTTGCCCGTGCCGCTGGTCGAGTAGTCCGTGTACGTGAGTCCGAGGCGGTTCATCAGGTCCTGGGCGGCCACGGACGGCTCGGTGCCGTCGCCATCGGCCGCGTTGTCGTAGTCGACGAACAGGAAGGGGTCGGGCTCGCCGTTGTAGTGCTCCTCGTCGCCGTCGCCCTGGAGGATGAACGCCCGGCCGTCGATCTGGGGGTGCATCTCGAACCACTCGCGGGTCTTCTCCGCGGTGGTCCAGTTCTCGGGGTTCGACCAGGCGCGCTTGTTCTCGGTAGTCCCGCCGGGATTCCACGGCTTCTTGTCTTGGGCGGGCATCCACGCGTCGTAGTCGTCGACACCTTCGGGGTCGGTGTCGTGGGCGAGGTTCGACCACTCGACCGAGTCGTAGGGCCGGTCGGTCAGCTCGGCGGACTCGGTGGTCGGCTCCTCAGCCGTGCTGCTGGCGTCGTCAGCGTCGCCACTCCCGTCGTCGGCTTCGGTGTGGTGGTCGTCGCCGGCGACGAGCTGGAGGTCGGGGTTCGCCGCGAGCAGGTCGCCGACCGCCTCGACCGCGTCGGTCGCCCGCAGCGCGTTCTCGAACTCAC